AAAAAAAATAAATTAAAGAAATAGATAACAAAAGAATAAACCGCAAAGAGATAACAGTTAAGGAACAAGTAGCCCACATAGGTAAAAGGAATCCACCTAAAGAAGACACAACCAATGAAAGTAAGAACCCCACAGGCTAAAAGAACCAAAAGATATTTAAGCTCTTTAGAAGGTAGTAAAACAATCCTTGTCGAAAAGATACATAGGGCAATGTTAAAGCAGGATAACAAGCTGATTTCTTTAGATGAACTGGATAAAATATTAAAGGAATATCCAACCCCAGTATCAAACAAAGGCGAGCTAAAAGGAAGGGGCAAAGAGGCGGTACTCAATCAGAGTGCAAAATCTTTACAACTGTATTCTAATGGCTTGCTAAAATTTACATTTATAGTAACTGATTTAGGAATTAGAAAATTCACAGTAATATGAGAAATTCAGATGGAACGTTTGCAGAAGGGAACGCTGGGAGAAAGGCAGGTTCTTTAAATAGAGCTACCAAAGATATAAGGGATGCCTTTACTTTGCTAATTGAAAATAACATAGATACCCTGCAAAAGGATTTAGACTCATTAGAACCAAAGGAAAGGGTCAAACTACTTTTAGATATGGCTCAATTTGTTGTTCCTAAGCTTCGAAGTATTGACCTCCAAAGTGATATAGAGGAAACTATCACTATTGATTTTAATGAGTCTGTAGGGCTGGAATAAGACAGATGAAGAAAAATTAGTATCTTTGGCAATAGAATTTAACAATAAAAAAAGCTGCCCTGGTAAGACAGCCGAATTTTTTATAACATAGTTTTTAGAAGACTACAAATATAAGAAGTTTCTGTTTATAAATTAAGGGTAGCATGAAAATATTTAACTCATGCAACAAAAAAAGGAACTCAAAGTACTGAAAATTAACAACATACCCCACGTAAACACCTTAAACACCGCAGGTTTTTTTTCAGAGATCAGTCTATTCTACTCGGAAGAAAAGAGAATAGGAAAACCAGTTATAGGCTATCACTCCATTCAATCATTAGCAGATAAATTAAATAGTTTACCTCAAAAGCTAGAATAAAAAGAAAGCTCCAGCAATTCTAAAGGGAAGGTTTGAAGGTGGTACAGCTGGAAAGTATTGTACTAAACCAGTTGGATATATCTTTTATGATATAGATGCAAAAGATAACAAGGCATGGGCATACGACAAAGCAACCAACGCCCACGTCTTCGAGATACTACAGAAGTATAGCCTTTTGACTTGGAGAAGCTATTCAGGTAATGGGATAGCAGGTTTAATTCAATGTAAAGCTATTGAGAGCTTCACAAATGAAACATCTAATTTTCACAACCAGTTAGCCCAGAAAGTATATGAGCATCTAGCCAAAATCGTTTTAGCATCTACAGGGCAAAAGATTAATTTCGACCCAGCACAGGGCAAATTTAGACAAGTAAGATTTTTAGCTCCACAGGAAGTAAAGGTAAAAGTTAATCAAACCGCCTTTTGTTTTGATGTAGATTTTGAGATAGTGAAGGCTACATACTCAAACGGTTTACCTAAATACAACTTTACGGGTTCTGTTACTGGATCAATACAGGATCAATTTAACAATGACAACAAAATAGAGGATATTCTACTAAGCTTCGGATATACTTTCTTATCTAATGGTAGGGTAAAAAGTCCTCAAACGTCTGCATCTACATCAGGCGAAATAAAGGACAATATTTTATATAACTATTCGTCTTCATCAGGACTAAAAAGAGGTTACAACCCGTTTAATTTTGTACTTGAACATAAATACAACGATGATTTTAAAGCCTTCATAAATAGAATTTAAAAAACGAAGGTTATAAGAACATACAACCCGAAAAAAAAAGCCTTATAGATGACTTAAAAAGTGGCAAAAAACAGATGCAGAAATATCTAGTGTTTGCCATAAAAGTAAGTATTTAAGCTTCGATAAGAAAATAGAAGTAGTTAACCAGCAAGCAAAAAACAAAAAGGAGAAAGTTAGAACTTTTTTAGGCTTAAAAGATTTAGGTATTACGTACGATTTAAACTATAAAAGTACTGGATATGTAGATAAAGTGATTTCAGATGTCTTTAAGGATTTAGACAAACACCAAAATATAGTTTTGCAGGCTGAAACAGGCACAGGAAAGACAACGGCTATCTTAAAAAGATTTTCAAAAGCTATTAGACCAGGGAAACGTTTATTACTTTGCGTTCCTCTTGTATCTATTGCTAATCAATTAGCCAACACTTATAAAGATGTTACCGCCCTAACAGAAGCCAGCTCAATAGAAACACACTCACAGGCTAGAAAATCCCCTATTGTTGTAGCTACTTATGAGAACGCGGGAAGGCATCTAAAGGAAAAGAACGAATTTGACTACATAGTAATTGACGAAGTTCATCAAATGTTTAACGCCAATTCTTACAAGGCTGTTACCGTTTCAAAACTTGCAATCTTAATTAAAGATAAAAAGGTATTAGGATTGACAGGAACCCCAAACGAGCTATTCAAAAAAGTAGGATTTAAACTAGCCAAAGTAAAAACACCCAGTAAGCCTACAACAATAACGCAAAGAGTTTTTAAAAGAAGCTCCCGAGAAGGTTATAATAAGCCACATAAAGAACTCTAAACGGAAATTGATAGTTAGGCTTAACTCAAAATACACGCTCTCTTATATCAAAGATTACTTTAGTTGAGAATGAGATGTTACAAGAAGATGAAATACTGTTATTGTATTCAGATAATGAGATTAAACAAAGCGAACACTTTAAAAGACTAACCAACAAAGAAAAGTTTGAAGATCAGATAAAAGTAGTATTAACAACCTCCTTTATTGACGAAGGAATTAACATAAAACAAACAGGATTTGATACTCTGTTTTTAGAAAACACTTATTTCTATTCGCCTGAAAGCATTAAACAATTTACCGCACGTTTTAGGAATGAAGACAAAGACCGCAAACATTTTTACTATGTGAAACTGACTAAGGATCAAAGTATCAAAAACATCACTTTAGACAAAGCATTTGAATATTATAATCTAAACGATCTAAAGGACTTTGCAACCTATAAGGATGCTTTAAATCAGAACATAAAATATTTAGAAGATTATACCCAATCTATTTTTTATCAAGGTTATGAGAGTTTAAACTTGTTTCTTAATAAGCTCAACTGCAAAGAATACAATCAATATTTAGCAGAAAACTATAATTTAAACATTGAAGTCGATGAAGATTTTGAAATAGAACTCCACGAAATTAACGCTATTAAAGAAGCAAAGCTCAAAGACAAATCTTTAATATTTACGATATGGAAAAACTATAAGGCGGACGTGTTCAAAGTCTTAAACGAGATCCAAGGATGCAAAAATCACCAGTTGGCAAATCCCTTGCCTTTTGATGACGATAGTTTATTTGATAATAGCTATGAATTTAATAGCTATGTAATTTTTCACAAATCAAAGTTTCAACAACTCGACTATTATTATTATGAGTTAAATAAATACTTTGAAAGCCCCGATAGTTTTATGATAAAAGATGATAAGATTACTTACTCAACTAAATTAAAAAACGAGCTACAATATCACGAAACAAAGGCTCTATTAAAAAATCCAAAAACACTCACAGATCACAAGCATAAAAAGCAAATAGAAGCCTTCTACCTTGTTTTAAAACTAAAGCTATCCTTTACACCAAGTGATATTGAAAAGGCTTGGAGAAGTGAAACAAGCAGTAAAATGAATAAGACTTTAGTGATGAGTTTACTTAAAGATAGGTTTGATCTTTGGAAAAAACAGGGGGTATTTCATATTAAGAAAACAGAAGCGAAACAGCAAGCAAAAGATCTGTTTCATATTAAGAAAACAGAAGCGAAACAGCAAGCAAAACTTATGACAAATCCACCTATTTTTGTAATACACAGAAAGCTAACGCAAACAACGACCGCAACAAACGCAAAAAAGAAATGCAACATTTGTAAACTGTTAAATGAACAGTTATTTATTTATAAACCATTGATGCAAGCATAATATTATTATCTTTGAGGTTCGGTCTTTGTTACCGTTGCATTTGTTTAGAAAACATAAAGGGGTTAGCTTGGCGGCAATAATAACCTCTTTTTTTTTGATTATTATCATGGTTCTACTAGATACTACCGCAGTTAGCGAATGCATAAATTGAAACCTACCTACGTTCTAAGAACGAAAAAATCACACCTCCAAAACACAAGAGATAAAACATCTATGTTAGCAAAATTTTAAAAACTCCAACAAAGGAAACATTGTTGGAGTTTTTAATTAGATAGCTCCCGTATTTTTGAAGCAGATAAAAGAAATATGTCTGTTTTTCAAAATGCGTTAAGATCAGTAGTTAGCTCTCCAACATTGCTTCAGGGCTTTCCTAGTTTTGGTTACGGTAGCTTAACGCAATCTGCGAATAAAGTAAATGTAGGCAGCTCGTTAACGCTTTCCGCATTTTACAGTGGAATAGACATGATTGCCAATTCTATTGCCATACTTCCACATTCTGTCATTCAAAAAACAGACGATACAGTTTCCTACCTTAAGGATCACCCGGTTCATAAATTACTTAATACTAGACCAAACTACCACCAGTCTGCTTTTGGTTTTAAACACCAAATAGCTGCAAACGTATTATTAAGGGGTAATTTTTTGCTGGTATTGTGACCGATGAATCTGGCAACAAAATAGCTTTAAATTTTTGGGACTCAAATCTGGTAACGGTTATAGATCATGAAAATGAATTGTTCTATGAGTACAAAGGTAAGATGTACAAATCTTATGAGGTACTGCATATACCGGGCTTTTCTATTTGATGGAAAGTTAGGTAAATCTGTTTTAGAATTTGCAGCAGATAATCTTGGTGTTACACTCAATGCACAAAAATTTGGCTCTAGCTCTCTAGAAGATCAAGGCCTTAGTTATGGGGTAATTGAAACCGATAAAGTTCTAAAAGCTCCTGCAAAAGATGCTATAGGTACAGCTTTTGAAAAAAGGCTTACGACTATGAATAAGCATAGAGCAGCAGTACTGGATGAAGGGATGCAATATAAAAGGATAGGTCTTAATCCTGAAGAATCAAAATTTATTGAAACCTACGCCAGTGGTACAGAAGATATTGCCAGGTGGTTACACATCCCAAATCACAAATTGAGAATAAAAGGTGAGGGCGGTTATAACTCTATGGTGCAGATGGAGCAAGACTATCTACAATCTGCTGTAAAACCTATTGCCCAAAAGATTAAGGAAGAATTGGACTTTAAACTTTTTACAAATTCTGAAAAAGAAAAGTCGATAGCAATAGATCAAAACTTTAAAATATTACTTCAAGTAGATCCTAAGTCTAGAGCGGAATATTACAAGTCTATGGTATTCCTAAAGGCTATGACTCCCAACGAAATAAGAGTTTTAGAGAGTCTAAACCCTTATGACGATGGTAATCAATTTTTACAAATGTCAAATCTTCTTAATGAAGAACAAATGAAAAAACTATTAGCTGATGAAAGCAAAGGATAAAATACAAGTAAGAAATGCACAAGTGCGTGCAGATAGTATCAATGAAGCAGAAAGAACTGCTGACTTTGTGATTTCTAGCGAAGCAGTAGATACTTATAATACTGTTTTCAAAAGTGATGGATGGCTCCTTGATCGCTATCAAACAAATCCTATTGTGTGTTACAATCATAATCATAGGGATGCAGATAGTGTCATTGGTACTTCAGAAGTTTTTATTGAAAATGGTTTTGTGATAGGGCGTGTAAGATTTGAAGATGCAGAAAACAATCCTCTAGCAGAAAAGATTTTTAATAAGGTTAAGAATAGAATAATTCGTGGAGCTTCCATAAGTGCTGAAATCTTAGATGGCAGATATGGACTAGAAGATCTTAATGAAGATCCCGATGTTTTTGTATTTCACACAGCAACGCTTAAGGGATGGTCCATCGTTGCTCTTAACTCCAATCCAGATGCATTGGCTAGAAATCAAATGACCTAAATGAGATTCGAAAAGAATTTAAGCCAGATACATCTGCAGACTCTACCGAGGATGATACAGATGAAGAAAAAGAACTTCAGAATTTGATGTTTTTGAAGCTCAATTATTAATCAATAAAAATAATACCCATGCTTAAAATTGCACAGTTACAACAAGAGAGAGCTTCAAAAACTAAAGCTCAAGAAGATCTGGTCAAGGCCAGAAAAGAAGGTGATGGAAAATTCACCGATGAACAAAGAACCCAATTTGCAACTCTCCAAACTGAAATCGAGGCACTAGATGCTGACATTGCAGAAGAGAGACAAATTGAAGACTTCGAAAAAAAGAGCTGCAGCCCAAAAAAGGTGAGCGCAAAAAGTGGTGCTAAACCAAAAGGTGAAGAAGCTGAAAAAGCGTGAAATTACGGAGCGTGCATCCATTACCAAAGCTTTTAGAAGTAAAGGCATTTTGGAAGGTGCAGAAAAAGAACTTAATCAAATTGGAATCGAGGCCAATAGAGCTGCAGGAGTAGAAACTCCAGATAATGCAAGATTTACCATCCCTATGTCTGCTTTACGGGCTCAATCTGTCACCGGTGATAGTGGTGAAAAGGGAGGTCAATTGGTTGTAGATCAAACTCCAAGAGTGCAAATGCCTTTTCAACCAGCAACTTTCTTGGAGTCTCTTGGAGCTACAAGATTAAGCGGTTTAACTGGAGGATCTATTCCCCTTCCTGTTGGACAAAAGTACACCATGCAATGGTTAGCAGAAAATGCTGCTATTACTCCACAAGATAAGAACTTTACTGGACCAGAACTTTCTCCAGAACGCTTGGGTGGCGCAGTAGATATTTCTAGAAGACTTATTCTACAGTCTAGTCCAGATGTAGAAAGCCTTGTAAGACAAATGATTTTAAGGGCTTATGAGACTTCTCTAAATGCTGCAGCAATCAACGGAGCTGGATCTGGCAACGAGCCAGAAGGCATCTTGAACAAGGCTGGAATAGTCCTTTCTTCTGTAACAACAGCGGAATCTCCAAAATGGGAGCATGTCACTGAGCTTATGGGATTAATTGATGCCGATGATGCAACAGAAGTATCTAGAGGTTATATAATGTCTCCGCAATTAAGAGCTGCTTACATGAGCACACAGAAAGATGCTGGATCTGGTCGTTTTGTAATGGACAGAAGAGATGAACTTAATGGATATAACGCAAGTGCGACTTCATTAATGCCAGTACTTAGCGGAAATCAAGTCTTAATTTACGGAGACTTTAGTAAATTGTTTATTGGAGAATGGGGCGCAGTGTCTTTACTGGAAGATCCTTATTCTGCTTCTTTGAGTAATGCCATTAGATTGGTAATTAACTCTCACGCAGGTGTAGAGATAGCTCAGGAAAATGCATTCTCTGCCAACAAATTTATCACTATATAATCATTTATTGTGTTGCTCTGGGTCTTATAGGCTCAGAGTAATATGATATTAAATACTTAAAAGTTATGTCTGAAGAAAATAAAAATGAAGATGTAAAAGTCGAGCAATCTACTGGTGAAGCTAAAAAAGCTGCAGATCAAGAAAAGTCTAAAGCTAAGAAAGCAAAATCTAAAAAGCCAGAAAAGCAAAAGGATGTAAAGGTGAAGATCCTTTGTCACAATGCAGCTGGAAAATACGGTCTTCCACAACATAAAGGGATGACTGTTATCTTAAAAGAAAAACAGGCTGACGAGTTAGTGAAAAACAAAGATGGCGAAATAGTTAAATAATTTATGAACACTTTCAGTCTTACATACGGTGCTCCAGAAGCAACAGAAAGTATAGTTACTCTTGCCCAGGCAAAAGCGAATTCTAAAATAGATTTTGATGATGAAGATGCATTGTTACAATTATTTATAGATTCAGCCACTACCGAGATAGAAAACTATCTGGAATATCCTGTGCTAAAACGACAGGGATCTACCGTAAAAGTTGAAGGTTGGTTCGATAGATTTCAACTTAAATTTCCCATTATAGAAGATGGCATCACAGCTCTTAAGTATGAAGATGAAAATGGTACTCTGAAAGATATCCAAGATAATAATTGGAATTACGAAAGTAAGATCCTCTACTTAGACATGGATATCCCTTCAGATTTTGGCTATAGAATCTTTATCACTGCAGATCTTGGTTATAGTGTTGCGGACATTCCTGCGGACATAAAGAGAGCTTGTCTTTTGCTATTCGCTCACAACGACACCTACAGGGAAAATATGCCAATTAAATTTAACCAAGCAGCGCACAACGTTTTAAGACCTTATAGAAAAACATTTTAATGAATTCATCTGCATACATACACGCTGGTCAATTAAATAGAAAAGTATCTCTGTTTAAAAATACAGCTATCAAAACCGACACTGGAGAATCCACTCAAGAGGATGAGTTGGTGAAAGAGGTGGTTTATGCAAAGCGTGAAGATTTTACAGGAAATCAAGATGATGACGATGGTAGGGTCATTGGAATTGGAGTGGTGGCTTTTATTGTAAGGTTTAGTTCTGATCTGTTTGTCAATGGACAAAAGTATTTCGTTAAGGACTTTGATGGGATCTACCAGATCAACTCCATAGAATTATCTGGCCAACAAAAAAATAGATTTCTTAAACTTAAATGCACAAGACGTGGACATTGATGTAAAAGGATTTTCTGAGCTCAATCGAAAGCTG